CAGCTTTTAAATAAGACTCAATCTCGGCAATCTCGGTGTCGTCTAGCTCACGCTGCTCCATTTCTTTGAGCTGCTGTGTCTCCATACGGTCAATCATGTCTGGAGTGCGGTCATCCCGTACAGCAGGTTCCGCAGTAGTTTCCGCAGTGGGCGCTAACGCCATTATTTCAGGGGTGTTAGTTATGGTGTCAAACACCATATCTTCTGTGATCGTCGCAGGGTCTACGTTAGAAGCTCTGAGTTTATCTACTGCGGCGGTAACCTGCTCGTCAGCAAAGTCAGTTAGTGCGCTACCGTAATCGGTACCTTGTTCAACCGTGCTAGGCTCAACGCGTGAAGGGAACAACTCCCCCTGCACTTGGCCTTCTTCTAGTCTAGGCTGCTCTACTTCCGGTGCAGGGCCAAGCTCTGTAGGCTCAGTAGTCTCAGTAGTCTCAGTAGTCCCACCTTTTCTGCTCTTACCTTTTACGAATAAATCAATAACACCTTGGAATATTGCACCAGAACCTGCGCCAACCGCGCCTTCTTCAAGGACACCTGCGTTAACAAGTTCTGCTTCGGCGTTGTACCCACGCTCGTTGAGGTTCTGTAAAATAGCGGTTGTGGCTTCCTGCACACCTTCTACACTACCTGATACAGCGGCACTACGTATCCGGTTTACTAGCCCAACACCTTCACCACCAAGTTTCTCCATGAGGTCAGTAACCCCCGGAATCCTGATAACTCGGCCTAGTGGAATGGCGTCAAGTGAACCAATAGCGGCTCCGCGCAAGATAGCGGCGTTACGATCTTCTTCTGTAGCACCAAAGTCCCGTGCACGTTCACTAGCTTCACCAGCTCCAGCTCCAATACCGAGAGCACCAGCAACACCAAGACCGACAGCAGTAGTAGCAGCGGCGGGAGCCGCATAAGCTGCAAGGGCGGCAGGAGCCGCGAGGCCCACAATAGAACCAAGCCCAGACGATAGCTTGTACGAAATAGAATCGGAATCGCCCCCTTTAGGGCGTAAGTAATTAGCAGCGGCTTTGATTTTCTCGCTAGCCGCAAGTTCGCTTTCTTCTTCTAGTAGAGTAGCAGCACCGAGCGAAGCAGTTTCGGCCATGCCTACAGCACCCGCACCGAACCCCGAGGTTATGTTCTCAAAAAACCCAGCCTCTTCATCATCTCTTGGGGCTGTTTGAAAGCTCCCTAACGAAGGTGTACCACTCATGCCTTGTAGTGCAGCGGCAATTTTACGAGCCGCTTCTATGTCACCCGCTGCATGAGCATTGCGAAGGGCAGTTGATAGTTGCTCAATACTTGCCATAACTCTACCTATTTTGTGTACTGATCGACTAATGCCTGCGTAGCGGGGTCCAGCCCAATTCCTTGATCTCCCATACCGGACCCTCTAGTAGTAGGACCAGACAAAGCTACACCCATACCCTCAAGTTGGGTTCGTAGTGTTTCTTCAAACCCTAGCATACCGCCATTGCGTCCAGCGTTCATCATAGTATTTGCTTGGATAATCACATTGTTTAGGCGTGCGTTGTAGGCATCTACGTCTTTTTGCTCACCAGTTTTCTCAGCTTTGTTCTGTAGTGCAGTTAGTTGGTCGTCGTTTTCAATAACCCCTTGCACAAACCCAGACATTTTGTCCACGTGTGTTTGGTAGATACCCATAAGCCTATCAGTGCTTGCTTGGTTCTGTATCGCCATACGTAGGTCTTCTGTAGATTGAATCTGCATCTGATCCAAACCAGCTTTCAAGTTACTTTGCTCGGCAGACAGTTTCATTTCTGCTTCTTTCATTGCAAGCTGGATTTCTGAGGCAGTCATCTGAGCCATAATAGACCCCGCTTGACGGCGGTTAGCATCAGCACGATCCGCAGCGGCGGTACCTGCACTCAGCCCTGCTTTACCTAGATCAGTATCAACAGTGATTGCAGCGGTTTCCATACCGATAATCTCTTTAAGACGTTTCTCTTCACCTGCTTCTTGGCGAATACGTTCGTTTGCCATACCCTGAGAACCAGCAGCCATAGTCTGCCCAAACGAGCCACCACCTGCTGTATTACGCAAGAATGCAGAAATTTGCTCTTCACGAGATTTTCTAGGATCGGACATGCGCTTGTCGTAGGCTGCAAGTCGATCTGTAAGCTGGCCGTACTTAGTTGCTTTTTCTTCTCGACCTAGGTATGTGTCGGCACTTTCTCGCGCAGTAGTTTCTGCATTCGCCGCACTTGGAATACCGCCTAGTCCTGATTCGTCAATGATTGATTTACCACGAGTTCCAAGCCCTGATAGATCAAACTCAGGAGATGTAATGGTAGGCAAACCCTGCTCTACTTTTTCATTTGCAGGTGCAGCTTCAATATTAAGTTCTGTGGCAGCTTTAGTAATTTGAGTACCCGCAGCGCCTACTTCAGGCGATACTATTTCAGTTGTAGTATCGGAAGTAAGTACGCCCGTACTATCTGCCTGTTCAGCTTCTTGCTGGGCTAACGTCGCAATCGGGTCAGCGGTAGTAACCGGCTGTGCGCTAGGGTCGCGGCGTAGTCCACGACGAGTTTGCATCATACTGCTTGTGTCAGGACCTGCGGTACGTTCAAGAATGGTTCTAATTTGTTCGTCTGTTAGTTTTGTACGGCTACGGCGTGATTGCCCACCACTACGACGATACGCATCAATATCGGCTTGAGTAATTCCACCTTCTGCGTATCCTACAATTCCACCAGCCGCCATTTGGGCAATCTGAGGTTTAACTTGACGTGCAAGAGAACCTAGCCCTTGCTGAATACCTTGCACAGCTTGCGGAGATGCTGCGCCTTGCTTGGCAACTTGCTGCATATTCTTTTGCTGCTGCGCCTGACGTTGCTGCATGATTCCAGCAGTTTGTTGTGCCATATCCTGCTTGGTGCGGTCTACAAGTTCCCGCTCCCGCTGCTGTTTAATAGTCTGAGGGTCTTGAGCCATCTGCATTTGTATGTCACGCGCAGCGGCATCTTTCTCAGATTTTAATTTTTGCAACGCAAGAAGGTCCAGCAGTTCTTGGTTCTGCTGGTACCGTTGCTGTAACGCTCCGGGGTTATTGCGGTAAGCGTCAACTTTTGTTTGAATTTGTTGGTCTATACCAGCCATTGTTATGCTCCTGTACCTGTTGCAGGTGTGGTGGTGGGAGCAGGATCAGGGTCTTTTGTCCCAAATATTGGCCCCAACAAGTCATAAATGCCACCAGAACCAGACAAGAAGTCCGACAATGCGCTAGGTTGCGCGTAAGAATAAGACTGCGCGGCAATTGGTAGCCCCTGCAAGAGAGACTGCATGTACTGTACTTGTTTGTACGGGAAGTCACGTTCTTCCTCAAACTGTAGTCGGTCTGCTGACATACCTTCTTGTTCAATGCCACGCTCTATCCCGCCAAGTTCGGCTTGTTTCGCCAACGCTGATAACCCGTACACATTTGTCGCATCTTGTGCGGATCGCGCACGATCTTGCTCTACATTAAACTGCTGCTGTCCTTTATCGTACGCTTGGGCGTAACCTGTACCTGTAATACCCGCCATGTTTTGCAACATATTACGGACATTTTCAGATTCCATAATGGCTTGGCGTGACCCACCATAGGCACCTGCTTGGGTAAGACGACCTGCGTCAGCTATACGTGCTATCTGCGCTTGGCGCGATGCTTCCGCGATTTGCGGGTCAATAGCTGCTTGCACGTACGGGTTCATGTACTGTTGTGCAGTTCCTTGACTTGTAAACGACTGAGGCGTAAACGCACCCATTTGCTGTGTAGGCACTGCTAAATTAGCTATGCCTTGGAATGCCGATTGCTGCCCGCCAGATGCACCAGCCGATAAAGGCCCTTGGTAGGAATAATAGGGTTCGTTGGCTAAGGCTGCGCCCTTGCCAAGCATAGTCGTTACATAGGGACCCGCCCAATTAGAAAGAGAAGATTCGGTGCCTGTCTGGCTACCTACGATGCTTTCTGCCATATGTCACCTCACGCTGGTAAAATTTTACGGGGATTGATTTCTTTCCCCTGTTTATCGTTCCCCGTGCGCTGTTTGCGAATACGGGCCATCATTTGCTCTAACACTTTAGCACCTGCGTCAGAGTTGCCGTTGCCAAGATGACTTACTACGTCTGCGGGAATAACAAATTCCCCATCACTAAGCGCAGCGGGTTGCCGACCTTCGATACTTGCGGGTACTTCGTCAGCCATACCATCGCTAGAACCGTTTAGATACTTACCTTTTTTCATGCCGAGGCTTGCTAATCCACCTTGCGCCATTTGGACATCGGCGTCCACAAACAAGCTACTACCATCTTGTGCACGAGGACTTGGTGGTGCCTTACGTTCTTGTCGCGCAAGGCTTGCCATATTACGTGCCATCAATTGCTCTGCTTGCGCCGCCGATTCTTCTTGGGCGATAGCTTGGTTCGACCTATTTATAGCCACGCCTGTATCAGGATTAACCCCCACCGCAGTTTCGCCGGGAGTCACATAACGTGTATCTGTAAAATATCTACGCCCCCCGCTACCGGGCCGACGTGATGGATCATACGCAAACTGCTCAAAACCACCTTGAGGGGTAGCTCGTTGCGTCATAGGTACTTCTTGGCGCATAGCCGTAAGTGCAGGAATACCCCCTTGGTATCCTGAAGGAGGTATTACAGGTTGCGTTGAGCCTGATCTATTACCAATAGCACTAAGCCCCATAGAACCAAGACGCACAATGCCTTCGGGGCTAGTAAAATAATCATACGCATTACTACCTGCCTCTTTTACTCCTGCCCCAAAATCACTTACTAAATTGTCAAACCAAGATGGCATTATGAACCTCCAATTATTCTTAACAACTTATCAGTTGTATCCTCTACTTGTCCACCCTTAGCATACGGGCTTGGAAATAGATTCTGTTGTGTAGGGTTAGCAAATATACTACTAAAGTCATATAAGTAGTTTAATTGCATCGGATCAGGGGTTTTGACGGTAACTTGTTGTCCACCCATATCTGGGGACTCCATAGCCATACCTAGGAAATCTCGCAGCCCCGCTCGCACAGCCTCTTGCTCAATATTAGTCTGGATGTTTTGTTCCATCTCAGTAATCTGATCTTGAGTTTGGGTTATGTCTTCTTGTAATGCAGTCTCGGTATCGAAGATAGCATCATACACCCCTGTGGGTGCAAATATGGAAGTATCGGCAACTGTAACATCGGTATCGCCTGCTAGTATACTTTCTAACAGAGTTTGGTCGTTGATGTCAATTACACCATCACCTGTTACATCGTACTGCTGTATTACCTCTGCGTCACTTATAACTTCAGCTTGTGCAATAATATCAGCAACAAAATCAATGTCAGCTTGAGTTACTTCTTGTGCAGCTTTACCGACTAGCGCGGCTACTGCGTCTATTTCTCCTGATAGATTAGTTTCAGTTTCAATTATTTGCTCTGATAGGCTAGTTTCTGCTTCATTTATTCGGTCTAAAATAGATTCTTCTGTAAGCCCAAGTTCTGTGAGCAAGTTAGTCTCAGTAGAAGTAATCTGGTCTAGCAGGGCCTCTTCAGTTAATCCAAGCTCTGTAGCTAAGTCGCTTATCGCAGTGGTGAGAGCTTCATCTCGGTCGATACCCGCAAGTTCATACTCAGCCATCTTGTCGAGGATTTCAGTTTCCATATCCCCGAGGTCAACGCCAATATCTTCTACGGCTTTGTCAATCTTTTCTTCCAGCCCAGTTTGGCTATTAGTAATAAGAGTTTCTATCTGGTCTAAACCAAGGTTTAGCTGGTCAAGAATATCTGTTTTGGTTGTACCTAACTGTTCTGCAAGATCGCTAATTGCAGAATCAATAGCTTCGTCGCGTTCTTGTCCCGCAGTTTCGTATCCTGCAATAATCCCAAATAATCCGGTTGGATCAGTTGATTCGTCTTCTTCTGTTAACGGGTTATCCGCAACGGCTGGTTCCCCAAGCAACCCTGCGATGTCACTTACATCTTCTGCAACTTCACCGACATCTTCAGTAATAGTGCTAGTTTGTTCGTTAATTAAGTTTGTAAGGTCAGTAACTGCGACACCAAACTCTACGGCAAGAGACGCAATAGCTTCTGCGTTGGTCATACCTTGCGCCATAAGCGCGTCTACTTGTGCGTAGATACCCGTGGCTTCTGTTAATAAGTTACCGTCTGCGTCGTACTCAGCGGCAGTACCTACGTTGCCTGCAAGGGTAGCTAAATCGGTACCTAAACTGTCAACCGCAGAGTCGATGTATCCGTATATCCCTGTGGCGTCCACGTCACCCGTTGCAGGGTTGCCTAGAATGGCTAAGATTTCGTCTGTAGTGTTGTCTATATATCCGTAGATGCCCGACGCATCTGTATCATCTGTTGCAGGGTTACCAATAATGCTGTTTACGACATTTGAAACATCGTCTGTGCTGATATTTTCTAACCCACCAAGGGCTTCAGTAACAATAGCGGTAACTTCTTCTTCGCTAATGTTATTAAGATCGCCAATCGTTGCATACAGCCCTGTTGCTTCACTGTCATCAGTTGCTGGTTGACCTACAATATTTGCAACAATACCAGATACATCTTCTTCGCTTAGATTTTCTAAGCTACCAATTGCGGCAGTAACAATGCTATTTACATCGTCAACACTAAGGTCATTGAGGTTGTCGATATTAGTGCCAAGAGCATCAAGCGTAGCGTAAATACCCGTAGCTTCTGCGTCTCCTGTAGCAGGGCTACCAATAATTTCATTAATAGTTTCAGTGACTTGCTCGTTAGTAAGCCCAGCGTCTTTTAAGTTTTGAACTGCCTCGTCGATATACCCGTATAGCCCTGTGGCATCAGCATCACCACTAGCTATGGCACCAACAGCATCGGTGAGGCTATTAACGGTCTGGTCGATTGCTGCAACTTCAAGCCCAAGATCACCAAGTGCGTTAATCATGTCGTTCTTAACAATATCAAGGGCCGCTTGCATCTCTTCAGATACACCTGCTTCACCTGTAAAGTTGTTAAGAATGTCCATAATAGAGTTGTAACGTGCAGTCGGGAGGTTTTCTTCAGCTTTACCTGCCAGATCACTTTCCATGTACTGCCCGATGAGCGCCTGAATATCCGCATCAGTTGGGCGTTCTAACCCTAGGGCTTCATAGGCAGCGGCAACTTCTTCAGCGTTAACCAATCGTGGATCAACGTACTCTCCAATAGCAGTTTCTTGCTGGGCCTCGTTAACCTGCCCAGTAAAGCGAGCAACTTCAGCATCAGTCGGGGTGTATCCTAGATTTTCAAGGAATGCTTTAGCTTCGGCGGCATCGGTATAAAGTGGATCAACAAACGTAGCAATTGCTGCTTGTTGTTCTGTTTCGGTAGTAGCCCCAACAAATTGTTCAATTTGCTCTTTGCTAGGTGTAAACCCTAGATCATTAAAGAACTGTTTAGCTTCCTCGTAGGTAGTAATAAGAGGGTCAACATATGCAGTTAAGTTTTCAATCCCCGTAGTTTCAAAGTTTGCATCTCCTTGACCTACAAATTGAGCAATTTGTTCTGCTGTTGGGTTAGCTATGCCTTGCTCTTGTAGAGCGGCTGTAGCTTCTGCGTCTGTTATCTGCCGAGGATCAACATAAGTGCCGACTTGAGTTTGGGTGGTGCTTGCAAAGTTTGCGTTACCTTGGCCCACATACGCAGCGATTTCGGCATCGGTAGGTGTATATCCAAGGTCTGCAAAGTATTGCTGTGCTTCTGCCTCGGTTACTTGCCGTGGGTCAACATAGGTACCAATGTTAGACTCCTGCGTATTTTCCGCCGTTTGTCCTACAAAGTTAGCAATCTCGGCATCCGTTGGGGTGTATCCTAGCGAGTCAAAGAACGCACGTGCTTCCCCAGCATCGGTATATCGTGGGTCTACATACGCGCCTACAGCGGTTTGCTGAGTCGTTTCGCTATTCTGCCCTACAAACTGCGCTACTTCGGCATCTGTCGGGGTGTATCCTAGCGAGTCAAAGAACGCACGTGCTTCTGTTTCGGTAGTTTGGCGGGGATCAACGTAGTCACCAATCGCAGTTTCTTGAGTTGATTCGGCAGTCTGCCCTACAAACTGAGCTATTTCTGCGTCAGTTGGCGTATACCCAAAGGTATCTATGAACATGTTCGCCGCTTCTGCGGGATCGGTATATCGTGGGTCGATATAGGTATCTACCCGTGCTTGAATGTCAGCATCGCCTTTTGCACCTACAAGAGCATCAATCTCTGCTTGTGTAGGTTTATAGTCTTGGTTTGAAGAAAACGCAGTGCTAACTTCTTCAGTGCTCGTATAATTTGAGTCACTGATATTGTTCATAATGTTATTCTGTATCACGGGGTCAGTGATACCAAGATTATTTAACTCTACCGTCGCTGCGTTAAGTGAAGCTGCTGTAATTCCTGCGGCAACAGTGTTCTTAATAATTGCATTTACTTGTGGATTAATAGCCGAGATAGCATTAGAAACTGCGTCACCTGTTTGAGCCACACCGTATGCACCGCCAGCAACGGGGCCACCAACAATGAAGCCCATCAAAGCTGCGCCAGCTACTTCACCAGCTACGTCACGTGTGGGGTCGATCTGATAGAGATGTCCTTCACGATATGCAGTTGCGACACCTTCTTCTATAGATTCGGTGACGCCCTCTTTTATCATAATCTTGCCGCCTTCGAGCGCACGGCTTGTTAGCTCCCCAAAGACCGTCGCCATCTTACCGCCAACGCCGTCACCGATAAGGGCTTTCTCAAGCGCCATGCCACCGACACCCATAGTTGCGGCAGTCATGAAAGCCGCCACGGTGCCAGTTTCAACAGCTAAGTTTAGAGCGTACGCTTTTGCGTCTTTTTCGCTCATACCAGTCTTTAAGGCTACTTCTAACGCAGTATCGTACGCTTCACTAGCAGTACCACCGAAACTTTCAGCAACATCCGTGGCAATAGCGGTGGAAATACCAACCTTTGAACCAATTCGGGCAGAAACTTGAGCGCCCATACCTGCGAAACGTGCAGCGCCCTTGGCTGCAAGGGATGCTCCGCCACCAATTAGTAACGGTACAAGTTCTTGTGTAGCCTCTACCCCAATGTATTCGGCAAGGAAAGTTGTGGGGTGCTCAGCAAAAGCACCCAGTATGTTCCCTGCTTTCTCTAATGCTCGGTCGTACCATGGTGCGTTAGGGTCTGTTGGCTGACCCATCATTTGTTGTATTTCAGCTAGGTTAGCTTTGTACTCATCGGTGTTTGTATTTTCACCAAGTTTAACAAGGGTGTCTGCAAATTTACCTAGCGCAGTGTCCGGCGGTGCAATTCCCGCAAGGGCTACAACACCATTAAAGGCACCGAGAATACCACCACCAGCTTTAACCACGTTCGCCGCAGTATCAATAATCCACTCGTTACCGCTTTCTTTTGCGTAATCCAGCACTCCAGATACAAAGTCGATCATAGAGTCGGCGTAACCCATCTCTTTACCAGCGTTTTTGATGGTATTGAGGTAGTCTCCCCCCTGCATACTGTCAGCGCCGTAGTAGATGTTTATCTGCATTGGCTCTACTAAGTTGCCGTCTTCACCTGTACGAGTTGTAGTCCACGCACGGCCTTGTTCATCGTACGATGTGTTTACAGTAACTCGCCCGTACTCAGGGTCCCACTCAATTGTAGAGACCGAAACATTACGCCATTCACGATTACCGTTTGCGTCGTAAGTTACTACCGCGTTATTATCAGCAACATCTTGCCAAGTTGTATCCGCGCCGAGAGAAATTTCGTTAGACCCACGGTTATCTGCGGTGTGCAGGGCGGCTTTTTCTTCGTTAGTTAGGGCCTCTCCGTCCATACCACCAGCCGTATCAAACCCAAGACTTTCTAATCTTGCGCGAGTAGTATCATCCAATACAGCATTAGAGTATTCAGACGCATCAGCAACCGCCTTCGATAGTGCTCCTGCAAAACCGTTAAGCATAGCTTCGTTGTTTAGAAGTTCTTCTAATTCTTGCGGGGTTCCGTAGGTATCGGTAATAACATTTACAATACGCCCCATTTGTTCGGTACTAAGCCCACTAGGATCAATACCCGCCGCTTCAAGAATCTTTGTTATTGCTTGGTTTCGATTGTTATTTATTGCTCGGTCGTAATCGGCTTGGTTTGTGTATACGTTGCCGTGCTGCCCGTTCGTAAGGTAATGAGTAAAGGCATCTGTATCATCAGATAAACCGTTAAGATACTTGTACTCTGCCTCATTAAAATTGGGCGACATCGTAGTTACATACGCACGCTCTGCGGCGCTGTAGACAGGTTGTAATTCTTCGTTAAGACGTCCAGCACTTACTTGTAAGTTACCTTGTGCTACTCCAAGTTCAGTTTCTAACTCAGTAAATTTGTCTTGGGCATCAATTATTTGTTGCTCGTAAGCATCCATCCTCGGTTTGTATTCTGCGTACTTTGCGTTTAAATCTGCCACAGCTTCTTGATATTCCGCTAACAAATTGTCGTAAACCGTTTGTCCTTGCCTGCCGCCCCTTTCGCGGTCGTCCATTGCGTTTTCACGCGCTACTTCTAACTGCCCTTGCATAGTCTCAAGCGCAGATAGGTCGTCGTTTATTTCAGTACGTAGACTTTCATATCCTTCGTAAGCGGCGTTGCGGCTAAGTACCTGCGCGTCAAGTTCGTCGGCAATACGTACAGTTTCTTGGTAATCCCCCGACATTTTGTCGATGCTATTGTTTATGAAATCTCCAATACCGGAGTTATCAATAGCATCATGAAGTGCTTCCATGCCGTAGGCAGACATAACACCTTGAAGCGCAGCGGCGGCTTGTTCTCCTGAACCGCCTGACAAAGCAATTGCGGTAGTGCGCTGGATAGCCGCAGTGACGTAGCCAATCTCACGGTCACCCATGGACTGATCTTTGTCGATGTACCCTTGTACTAATTCAGCGGTAATAAGGCCGCGTGTAAGCGCCCCCGCCATAAGTGCAGGAGTAATTTCTTGACCAGTAAGCTCCGCTGCAAGAGCGGTACTAATCATGTTCTGCACTACATTTGGTATGGTACGAGTAGTAGTTTTGCCTGTAACTGGGTCAGTTACAGTGCTCTCGAACCCAATCTTTTCGCCAATCTTACCCATAGCAGCGGATACAGCGGCAGTAATACCACCCCGTGCAAATGCCTCAAATGGGTCTTCTCCATATAGAATTGCTGTTGTTGCGCCTACAGTACCTTGGCTAACCATGGTAGCCACAAGCTCACGAGTACCCGCAGATACACCTTCGCCAAGAGCGTTGCCAGCAGCTTCACCTGCCCAGTCACCAAGTTCTCCGCCAACTTTTCCAGCAACGTAGGAAATCGCAACGGACTTCATTACGTCCCCAAAATCCCCACCCTTGGCGGCGGTAGAAGCTCCGTCAATTAGGGGTATAGCCCATGCGTTACCTGTAGCAATAGCAACTACTTTGGCAATCGTTGTAAGCGGGTCGTCCATAAGGGCTTTTACAGTGTCGCCAACAAATTCAAAAACAGGCTCAATAATTTCATCAACGGCAAAATCAAGGACATCCTCGATGGCGTCACCGACCCAGTTGACTACCTTTTTGACTACTTTTACGACTGCGGACAATTTATAAACCCCGTGCTAATGGTTCTTTACCTAATCGCATATAGACCACGTACTGATTAGTTTCGGGGTCCATACCTATACCGATCTGGGTATCTTGTTGTTTCGCACGGCGTTGAAAAATCTTAAACCCATTGAGGAACACCGGACCATCAAATTCGGTTGTATAATGTGTAATACCCCTTTTCTGCAAGTAAGTAAAATACTTGAAGCCGTTTTTTACAAAGTTACGTCCTGTGTCTACATTGAACGCACGGCCTACCATCTTCTTACTATTTTTCCCTTTGCCCACATGGGATACAAACACCGTGTTACCAATCTGAACTATGTCCGTGTTTGGCAGTGTTGTTTCCGCAGCAATAGAAGCTAAGATAGCTTCCTTGGGGTATGGTAGATTATCCATACTATAGATGGATTGAGCGATAATCTCTGGACCACCCAACAATTTCTCTTTACTGTCTACGAGTTTCATGAACTTACCTCCGGTGCAAAAATAGCGGCGGAGTATATGTTGCCCATACCAGCAGCTAAACTAAGCAGTAATCCATCAGGTACGGGGGCGTCAGCAGACAAGAACACAGAATCATCCTGTGTCCTATTTAGAATCTTAGGCACGTAGCCAGTTTTCATGTCTTCTAACAACAATCCAGTCTCCAACAAGCCGCTTGCACCCATTGTGTGCCCAATCCGAGGTTTGTACGATGTCGCTACAAACTCATTAAGGGAGTGCAATAGTGCTGATTTCTCCGCAGCATTGTTGACTGGCGTGCCAGTTCCATGCGTCTTTACCAATCTTACTTCATTTTTGTGTGCTTTGGCTACAAATAATGCACCCTCGATAGCTTTACTAAACCCAGAACCGTCGTTTCGTTGGCCCAAAGGGTTTGTACTATCTTCCGCAGAACTATACGCGCCTAGAAATTTAGCCATCGGAGCTACCATACCAGCGTGTTCCTTTTCAAAAATAGCTAGTGCTGCACCTTGCCCAAGGAAAAATCCTTGGTTCGTGGCGTCGAATGCTGATGGTTGTCGCTCTCCTTCGTCTTTATATTGCAAGCTAGCACCCGCTTCTCCAAAGAACTCTAACGTCAGATTATTAACTGCGTCTTCACCTGTAAACACAATAACACGGTCAAACTCAAAGTTGTTCATTAAATTTTGAACTTCCATGAGGACTTTTAAGCTAGAAGCACAGGCGCTAGCATCGGTTGATACATGGTCGTGTACTCCAAACATGCTGGCGATTCGCCCTGCATAGATATTAGTGAGCACAATAAAAGGTATTTTTACCTTATAGTGCAATTCGGCGTCGGGGTTTTTGTCGTACCGCCCGTTATTACCCATCCAACCTTGGTTACCCGCAGCAAATATAAACCCTGTCTTACCTTTTACAGGATTGTCACGTACGTAGTTTATAGTTTCCTCATCAACCAAACTTTCCAATAAGGTATGTGGAGGGTATTTCATCCCACTTTTTGCCCGCCTAAACGTACTTGGTATTATATGAGCATGTTGTGGGTAGGGGACGTCAGTAATAAGTTTTGTTTCGGTAGTGTACGCGGTGTTACATTTTGTAAGATATATCATGCTAAATCCCTCACTAATGCTTTGATGCTATCGTAGGTGTCTTCAGGATTTACAGTCTTATACTCTTCAATAAACGCGCCCACTGCGCCAATAGTAGATGTGGGCCATAAAGCGTCCATTTCCTCACCTTCGGGTACGCCAAAGGCTTCTCCGAGCACAAAGAACGTCAAAGTAACGTCTAGGCTATCAAGACTTGTCGCATCTTCGGTAATTGGTACGTCGAGGGATTCAGCTACTATGTAGTCTTTTGTGACCGCTTTTTGTGCAGCGGCCACGGCGTTAAATAGTTCGAGAAAGTCAAATTTCATGTTGTCGCTCCTGTAAATAGGGTTTGCTCAGTATAGACAAAAAAGCAAGAGAGACAACTACACACCATAACTAGTTTGCTATTAAGACGCCTTGGAAAGACGCGCCGATTTCTACATTCGTAGTATCGGTACTCGCTCGGCATTCAACGTCTGTTTTTTCTGGTAAAGCCAGAGGGTATTCAAACGGTACTAGCAGGAAATTGCTTTGTAGCGTTTGTACTAGGCGCGTCCTAAACGTGTTAGACCCAAACTCACGAGAGACGAATTTAGCGGTGACGTTTTTGTTAGCTAAAGATATAGCTGCGGTAAACGTAACGTCGTCTGTATAGAAGGTTGAGCCTGCGGGTACAGTATATACCACCTGCTGTGTTTGGTTATCCCCAGCCGCAACTTTTGCGTATATATCACCTGTAGGTACCCCCGCAGTTGCTCCAGAAACAGAAACATATATGTCCCCTGCCGCAGTGCCCCCACTACCTGACGTAGCAACAAACACACGATTTACCCGAAGCCATCCTGACGCATCGCCAATCTGCACCTGAGTCTGCCCGTTCATATCGACAGTGACACTTTGAGAGGCGTAGTTTTCGTCTAAGCCTTCTATAGTAACAGTCTGTGCACCTGTACCTGCGCTAATATCTGCGGTGCTAGAACTACTAATAAACGCAGTAAACGCCGCCGTAGCCCACGGATAATCCCCACCATGCACCCAGATACTTTCTTCTACACCGTTTACATCTGGGTTAAACCCAAACTTATACTCAGGAGACGCACCAACCACTTGGCCTTTAGATACTTGTAATTGGTATGGTTCTTGAACTGCCATAGCGTTCCTCAATGCGTTGTCGAGCTGGTTAAAGTAGATACGCAGCACTTTGTTAAATTCTTCAAACGATTGCGCGTCGTAAACTTTAGGTGGGTATGGTAATGCTGGCGCACGGAACGGTACGTTATATCTAGTATTATCTACCGCCATTACCGCCTCCCGTCAGGCCGCATATCAATACGCGGAGTGCCAAGCTGCCACGAAACTCCCAACGCAGTAGACTCAATTTTTACTGCAAGCTGCCTACCGCGTATGCGCGTATTGAGTTGCCCAGTGTATTGTTCTATAGGTAAAACCGCGCTTCGCGTAATATTTGCTGAACTAATTCCACCTTGCGATAGGGGGTCGTTATACCCTGAACCTGAGTTTGCAAGAGGTAACAAAGTCATCGTTGCGACAGGAGCAGTGGCTGTAGAACCTGTAAATGTAATATCAGGAAGTACCCGCCAAATAAACGCAAACTGGTGCCCGTCGTCCAAATCAAACTGTGAGGAAGATATAGAAGCTGCAATCGGAAGCGTTGTATCTGTTTCATTATTGTCCGTGCCAACCTCATGATTGACTAGGTTGTAGCTATACGTAGCCGCTAATGGGAAGTTACGTAGCCCAGAATCTAGCCATGCTGTACGGGACAAATTGCCGTAGTACCACGTGTTTTCCATGTAGTTATAGACTACATACTTATCAACATCGGTTTGGTTTGTAGAGCAGTAGAACCACCAAACTTCGTGAAACGACTCGTTTGTACCTGCAAAAACTTGATCGTATTGTTGGGTATTAAAGTCACTAAATACGTGACGACGTAGATCAGATACTAGCGGTTGCGTGCGTCCGTCATACTTATAGAACTTATCTTTACCCATCCAATAGGCCACACCATTAGCGTAACTAACGGCATTTTGCCCTGCGATAGATATGTTTTCTCCGACAAGTTGCGCCGCCCAAACAGCAGGTGCGCCTACATATTGCATGGAATACACGGCAGAATCGGTCCAAACAAGCACCTCTTGGCGGGATTGCTTTGCTGCTACGATCCGCGTGCCCCGAGATAATACGATACTTCCTGCTTGGTTTGTTGCCGCAGGGGTCCAATTTGCTGGGTTTTCTTGGTCTGACCACCGAACAAGCATAGGATTGATTGTGGCGGATGCAATTTCGTTTGCTCCAAAAGCAAATACAAAACGGCTAATATCAGAAATTTCAATAACATTCTGCACTATTGGAACATCCGATGCCCCTGCTAAATTTTGCAAGGGTACGGCACGGGTATCAACACCCGCAGTGGCGTCCCAGTAATACATCCCGCCGCCACGAGGCCCAAAGATAAGGTCTTCACCAAAGTTTGTTTGGCTCCATAGGCGGATAGCTTCGGTTGAAACAAGCCCAGTACCCCAGACACCGCCGCCCCAAGTGCCTGCACCCCAACCAGCAAGCGGAATTGCGTAAGCAGCGCCGACATGGATTTGGTATGCCCCTACTGTGGAGCTTCCACCGTTTCCGGTATCCGAAGCATTTGCAGTTGCGGTTGCAATAATTGTAAAGCTATTAGCATCAAGTAGCGCATCGACTTGGTATTCTTGGTTAAGCACATCCGCTGTGATGTTACCTCCAAGAGATACTGCCCCACTAAAAGTGACAAAATCACCGTTGGTAGCCCCGTGCCCGTTATCGGCTACGGTTATTACATTACTACCATTAGTAGCAGCAAACGTAACGTCCCCAGCAGCCGTGGTCTCTCGAATAGGCGTAATGTCGTTGTACGCACCGCCTTCTTCCAGATAAAACTTTAGATTAGTACCAACTCCTAAAAGATTGATACTTCCTAACGTAACCCAGTTCCATAATGAACGGCATACCCCAAGATAGGTAGTAGAAGAAATACGCTGCCAGCCACCTATTTTCTCAGGTAAACCTTGGCGAAACCGGACTTTATCGCACTCGTACCATCCGCCTTCATTAGAATAGCTTGTACGCTCCCTATTTACACCGGATTTAAATAATATCTTCTGAAGAGGCATAGGTCCACCTACATAGCTTGGCCAAAAATTGGCGGCAAAGAAGTAACCTGAATGGCTACGCTTTGCTTTAAATTAAGCGGTTGCCCGCAATCAGAGCAAGTATCGGCTGAAATCTCGAATTCATCAAGATCGTAACTGCAATTTGCACAAACAACTTCTACTGTATGGGTCGGCTCAACACCAGAATCAATGTCCCGAGCGGCTACTACTGTCTTCATAACTATCCTCGCAATTCAAAATGTGGCCCATCAAAGAATGGGCGTTTGCCTTGGCTACGGCGAAGATCAACGTAAGAGTTCATAGCCTCCTCCATTGTACCATCCCAAACGCGAATATCGTCTACCGACCATGCGCCGCCCCACCTAATATGTACGTTGTGGTGGCGTGCAGCAACTTTCATTGCATCAGCAAGGTCATCGTAAAGCGAGATTTCCCACGAAGCTCTTGGGCCAACGTAAGCCATCAAGTCTACAGCGTGACTAAATCCATCTGCCTGTCGCAGATGATAACTATTCATGGTCTTTGATGCACCTTTTTCAAACAATTCTTTTTGTTCTTCGAGGGTTCTCACACCGTAGATTACACCAAAATCGGTAGACGTTTTTTCAATGGCCGTATGTACTACCTTAACCAAATCGGGGTGTACCCCATCTAAGTTAGTTATACTACGCTGGGATAGCTTAAACGTCATTTAGACACTCCTTTGTACTTTTCAAATGTACGCAGCCCCCCAAGCCCGATTAGCCCACCAAGAACAGTCATAAGAGTGCTCATATCAAATTCCGGTAGCATAGGGATAGTAGCCCCTGTAAGTGCTACAATAAAGAGTAAAAAAGGTTGTATGACAAAATGGTAGGCAAACGCGATTCCGCATACCCACCCGATAAATGGCCTCCAGCCGCCCTTAAACAAAGAGCCGGACGCTGCTTCAGCCTTGTTAACTTCTATCTGTGCAAGACTCAGCTCGTGAGCTTGCCTCTCTGCCATAGTCGCAATTTCGTGAGCGAGTTTAGCTTTTTCGTCTGCGTCGGGGATAAACTTATCGAGTAACCCACTTACAGGTCCAATCAGTGCTTGTAGCATGTACACACCTTTCCAGAAGAGTTTATTAACTATACCATATCGTTTTGTTACTACTTTTGCAAAGAAATTGCAATCCGTGGTTAATCCCAGAATAACGTATTGCTTGGCACCATAACGGGCACACACCAACCGTCAATACGATTACCCGCATAGTAGTACGCTCCGTTTCGGTACCGATTACCTTGCTCTATTTGAGAGGCAAAAAAATTACACCTGCGGATGTCTCTGAAATACATGCCCTGCGTGTCAACTTCCGTGCCACCAACTGTTATCATAAGTATGAACGCCATGACCATGACAGAGGTTATCCCCCCATACTTACGAGGTACATTACCCATGCAAATAACGCGTAAATACCTATTACAAACACTACGGCTCCAATAAAATAACTGAAGTATTCGTTGCGTTTTATTGCTGCTTTCCGAATGTCGTCTTTTTCTTTGAGCCGTCTTTTGCGGGCTTCAGCTTGGAAGCGCACCCAATCATCCCAAAGACCGGGGCGACCATAGATTTTTATCATAGATTCAAGGTCTTTTTCCGCTTGAGTAATTTTCTCAAGGGCCATGAACTCTTCTATGTCTTGGTCAGATTGCCCACTGAGAGAACCCCAGAAGCTCTTCTTTTTCTTTTGGTGCCGACTTTTTAGTTCTTCTTTGGCGTTAGTAATCGTGGTGATTTGCTGAAAGCAATCCCCTAAGTCGCGGCCATTAGCCACAAATTGTTTTACAACGCTAAAAGCCGCGTTAAACGCAGCCAATTCAACAAGCATACCAATGCGCTCCGTGTAATACAGATCAAATTAGCGCAGCACACTGGCGTTGTTTACTTATACCATAACAAGTTAATGTTTGTATAGGGGTAGTTATCGTTTCTCCATTAGACGATCTAGTTTCTCGTCTAACCGTTCCAAACGATCTAGTACCCTGTTTATATCGGCATGGGCTTCTGACTTAGTGACATATTCTCGTGCCATCTCTTCACGTGTTCTGTTCAACAGAATAGTGACGCGCTTTATCTCATCGTGCTGGGATTTAATCCACCACCCTAAACCACTTATTACTGCGGCAAATACCATGTTCAAAAGCGCGTCCATTTCCATTATTCAGCCACTTCTTCTGTAGGTTCTTCTAAAGACTTCGCAAGCATATTGACAAACGCCTCGCGGCCTACTTTCAACTGATCCATGTTAAAAAGCAGGTTCCCTAGCTTCTTGTCTAAATCAGCAACGTGGTTGACCATAGTCATTTGCTGCTCGGTCAGGTCTTCAATGTTGTGTTCTACATCATTGACAGTAATGGTTTTATTTTCGTTTTTAGCCATCATAAGTCTCCAGTTAAGTTAAGTTTAATTTACCAAGGTAAGGGTGTGTTCTCGGGGCTGACAGGTGGAGTAATCATGCTGTCAATCTGGCCTTGAACGCAAGATTGTGCGCTACTAATGTCGGACTCAGGAATCCAACCGATTACTTCGGTTTCAGTTAGCTGGTCAAAAGGCACAAAGTCGCCCGATGCTTCGCTAGAACTAAATTGTGTACTGCCGCCGATAGAGGCAGTGTTTACGCCATCTACACCAGTGACTTCCCACATGGCGGTAACCACATAGTCAGGATCAGGTTGTTGCAGGGTGTACAGGGTGGTGATTGTAGTGGTGAAAGTTGTCATATTATTTTCCTTCTAAGGTTTCGAGTCGTGCTGTGAGTTCTTGTATGGCTTTAACAAGTACGGGGATTAGTGCTGCTTCTGCAACTTCCTGAGAACCATCTTCTCTATCGTCCCAGAGTCTAAAGCCATCTTTAATGCTTGCATCTGCATCAATTGCTGCTTTGACTTCTTGAGCTATAAAGCCGTGGTTAGTTTTAGAGTTTTTAAAGACTTCGGTTGAGTCAGCTTCATAGGCGCTAAAGGTTTCAGGTAGTTCACCTAAAGTCCTGTACTTGAAGGTTCTGGGTCTAAGTGCATTGATGAAGCTCAGACCTGTTGTAGAGTCTACAATGTCTTTCTTGTAGCGTTCGTCAGATACTGTTGCCCATGTTGCTTCGCCGTGTGCGGCTCTAATGGCTGAACCCGAACTGCCTAAAGTTGTGTATCCCGCCGCACCACTAACATTATACCCAATAACATTTGCGTAAGCTGCGTCTGCCGTAGTCGTATCTGCGTAATTTCCAATAAGGATATTACCAATACCTGTTGTAAGGTCAACGTCGTGCGATCCAGCAGTGTAGCCAATAACTATGTTATTAACGCCAGTTGTTATCGCCTCCCCAGCCCCTACACCAAGAGCAGTGTTTTCAGAGCCTGTGGTGTTTGCGTTTAAAGCATTTCTTCCCACTGCTGTGTTGTTAGATGCTGTGGTGTTTTTATTTAAAGCATATGCACCAAGAGCGGTGTTATCAATTCCGGTTGTATTTCTGGCTAAAGTCCCCGTCCCAACAGCCGTCAACTGAGCGCCTGAAGTATTGTTATTCAACACGTTATAGTTGTCTGACCCAGCCCCGCCAACACCTACGTTATAACTTCCTGTAGTGTTTGATGGAGCCGCACCCGCACCCAAAAACGTGTTTCTTACACCTGTAGTGTTTGACGCACCCGCAGATTTTCCAACAGCGGTGTTCTGGTCGCCTGTGGTGTTTACGCCTAAAGCACTTGTACCAACTGCTGTGTTGTTAGATGCGGTCGTATTTGCGTATAAAGCTGAATTACCAACAGCAGTATTAGAAGCTCCTGTTGTGTTAGTAAGTAAAGCGTTTTCTCCCAGTCCTGTGTTGTAACTTGCTGTTGTATTCCCGCTTAAAGAACCTTTACCCAGAGCAGAATTACCTGTGCCTGTGGTGTTTGCCAATAAAGCATTCCGACCGATTGCTACGTTATTAGCGCCGGTTGTATTTGCCACTAAAGCAACTCTACCAATGGCGGTGTTGTCATAGCCTGTAGTATTAGCGGCTAAAGCTCCTCCTCCGACTGCGGTATTATCATTTGCGGTAGTGTTTGCGCCTAAAGCCCCGCTGCCAATGGCTACGTTTTCAGAGCCTGTAGTATTAGCGTCAAGCGCAGTTTGACCCACTGCAACATTGGAAGCGCCTGCCGTATTTGCGGCTAAAGCAGAATAGCCTATAGCTATGTTATTAGACCCTGTCGTATTCACATTAAGTGCAGCGTAACTTATTGCTACGTTGTTACTTGCTGTGGTATTTGAAGCAAGGGCAGAGTCACCAATTGCGGTGTTAAAGTTTCCAGTAGTGTTTGCGGTTAAAGCACTATAACCCACCGCAACGCTATAACTGCCTGTATTGGCGGCGTCAAAGGCTAAATGGCCTATTGCTACGTTTCTTTGCCCCGTAGTGTTTAAAGTTAGCGCACCAGCACCTACTGCGACATTTCCTGCGCCTGTGGTGTTTGCGGTTAAAGCCTGAAAGCCCAACGCGGTGTTGTTAGAGGCTGTAGAGTTAGCGTCCAAAGCAAAAGCACCCAAGGCAGTGTTTTGAGTGCCTGTGTTGTTTGCGTATAAAGCATTATAACCAACGGCTGTGTTGTTACTTGCTGTGGTGTTTGAGAACAGTGATAAATTACCAAAGGCGGCGTTATATGCGCCTTCTGTGTTAAACCGTAGGGCATCATGCCCAAAAGCCGACAGACTGTTTCCAGTGGTGTTGGCTGCCAAGGCACTTGCGCCCACTGCCGTGTTAATTGTACCAGTGGTATTGGCTGTCAGCGCACCATGACCAACAGCAGTGTTGAATGTCGCCGTAGTGTTGGAGGTAAGTGCAAGGTTTCCAACCGCTGTGTTATATCCGCTCGTGGTGTTTGCCCTTAAAGACTGATAACCAACCGCTGTGTTGTTAGAAGCTGTACTATTATTAAGTAAAGCAGCCATACCAATTGCCACATTACTACTACCAGTTGTGTTGTTAGCAAGCGTT